CACGTACGCGGGAGACATGTTCCAGTACAGGGGCACGCACTACCAAGACATTGAGGAGGCCACAGTGCGCTCCATGCTGTACACGTTCTTGGACCGGTGCAAGAAGTACGACAAGAAGCAAAACCTGATGCCGTTCAACCCAACACCCGCGCACGTGTCTGCGATCCTAGACGCGGTGCACGCTGTGACGCACCTGCCTAACACGGCCAACACCAAACCACCGGTGTGGCTTGAGGGGTACGGGAGCAACAGGCCAGACCCGAGCAAACTGGTGTCGCTTGAGAACGGCATTTTTCACACCGAGCAAAACATGCTGATCCCACACAGCTTGGGTTTCTTTACGCAGAACAGTTTGCCGTTTGCGTACGACCCTGACGCGACGTGCCCAACGTGGGAGCGTTTCTTGCAGGACATTTGGGGCGACGACCCTGAGAGCATTACCTGCCTGCAGGAGATGTTCGGCTACATTCTGAGCGGTGATTCATCACAGCAGAAATTCTTTAACATCATTGGCCCACGCCGCTCTGGCAAGGGAACGATCAACAAGGTGCTCGTAAGCCTCTTGGGGCAACACAACACAGTGGCGCCACAACTGGATGAGTTATGCGATACTTTTGGACTTCAACCATGGCTAGGAAAACTGCTAGCGAGTTTCACGGACGCACGAGCACCGGAGCGCAACAGGGGTGCTGTAGTGAGCCAGTTGCTCCGGATTGTTGGCGGGGATACTGTGACTGTGAACAGAAAAAACAAGGAAGCTTGGAGTGGTTATTTGCCAACGCGCATTGTGATCTACTCTAACGAGGCCTTGCAGTTAACAGAAAATTCAAACGCGTTAACAGGGCGCATGATTGTGCTGAAGATGAGCAACAGTTTCTACGGCAAAGAGGACACACTGTTGGCCGACAAGTTGGCCAAAGAGTTGCCTGCCATTTTTAACTGGGCCATTGCAGGACAGCAACGACGCATGGCGCGTGAGGGTCAGCGGTTCCAACAACCAACAACAGGGCGCGAGTTACTGGAGTTGATGGAGGAGTTGGGCAACCCAATCGGGTCGTTCGTGACAGACGCACTGGACTACGACCTAGAAGCGCATTCGCAGAAGGACGACGTGTTTGTGTGTTGGCGCAAATGGGCCACTGCAAAGAACATACCGCCCGGCAGTGACATGGCGTTCAAGCGCAGGTTTCTTGCGGCAACGCAGGACCACCGCGTGACAGCCTCAAGGGTTCGCATTGACGGGGAGTTGACCAACGTGTACCTTGGCATCAAGCTGAAACCGAAGGCGCAGAAGTACGTGGACAGTATCAGCAACTTTGAACGCGAGGAGATATTTTGAACAACGCGTATTTTCATGTTGACGTCGGGTTCTTTCCGGTGCCTGTAAAGATGTGCTTTACATCACAGGCGTTCTACAAGGTGCTGAAGGACCACGGCATAACAGCACAGCCTGACATGGCGCCACTGGAGTTGGGCATCGCGGAGACACACAGCTTCTCTACAACCAAAGAGGCTGTTGTCATTGTGGTGTTCAACCTAGCTGAGTGCGTGGACAACGCGGCACTACTGGCCAGTGTGATAGCACACGAATCTACCCACGTGGTAGCGCGTATACTTGAGCACATTGGTGAAGACGTGGAGGACTTTGGCGAGGAGTCCCGCGCGTACCTGACCGAATGGTTGGTGCGTCAAATGTTCACTGCCTGTTTAGTGGAGGTTGGCAAAATTGCAAAACGAAAAGAAAATCGAACAAAGGCTGGTAAAAAAGGTCAAGGAGAAGGGGGGCCTGTGCCTGAAGTGGGTAAGCCCGTCGACGACGGGGGTGCCGGACCGGCTAGTGTTTTACAAGAGCAAGGTGATCCCAGTGGAGTTGAAAGACCCAAAGGGAAAACTAAGCGCGAGGCAAGAATTGATGCACAAGATTCTTCTGACCCATGGGGTGTTCACGCACGTCTTGGCAAGCGAGCAACAGGTCGACGAATTCGTTGAGGGTCTATGACAGACGACGAAGTACACGAGGCCAAAAAGCGAAACCACATTGCCAAAACAATGTTCAACGTTAAGCGACGCGCCAAGGAAGCTGGGATTCCATTTGAGTTGGATCACAAATACCTGTGCGCAATTGCGCCCGAGTACTGCCCAGTGTTTAAGACCAAGATTCTTTGGGGGTTTGGACACTCAGGCACTGTGGGATCAAGCGGCCCAGACTCACCAAGTTTGGACCGCATTATTCCAGAAAAAGGATACGTGAAAGGCAACGTGGCATGGTTAAGCAACAAAGCAAACATGATCAAGTCCAACGCAACACAAGAGGAGCTTTACAAGGTTGCGGACTGGACACACGAAAAAATAAAGGAGGTAAATAATGGAGGTGCACGACCGCCCCCACTTGGCGACCCTGCAAATACCTACATCACTCGTCCAACGCGTCATCGCATTGTTAACGACGTTACAGCAAGGGAAAGAGCAGGCTACTGATGTTGACATTAAAAAATTTACACCCCTACCAACAGCGCCTAGTGCAGGAGAGCAAGACTCAACCGCACATGGGTCTGCTGATGGACATGGGGCTGGGCAAGACGATCACGGCCCTGACAATACTCAGCCAACTTGAAGGCAAGACGCTGATCATTGGCCCAAAGGCCGTCGTTAAAAACGTTTGGAAACAAGAGGCAGAAAATTGGACACACACAGAAAAGATGAAGTTTGCCCTCATTGTGGGAACACCACAGGAGCGCATGAAAGCGTTGCAGAGCGATTCGGACGTGTATTTGATCAACGTAGAAAACGTGGTCTGGATGTTCGAGCAAGCCTCGTTGCCGCTTTGGCAGACATTAGTGATCGACGAATCGAGCAGGTTCAAGAACCCGTCGTCAAAACGGTGGAAGACGTTGAAAGCGCAATTAAAAACTTTCAAGCATCGGTATATCCTGACGGGTACACCAACCCCAAAGTCGTACCTAGATTTGTGGACCCAAGTCGGCATATTGGATTTGGGCCAACGACTCGGGAAATCGATGACTTCCTACAAGGAGAAGTTCTTCGAGCCAGAAACCCGAGATCGTAGGACAGGCATGGTGTGGAGTTGGAAGTTAAAGCCCAACGCCAAAGAACAGATCGACGCCCTGATCGGGGACATTTGCGTGTCCCTGCGCAAGGAGGACTATCTGACCATGCCACAGCGTCAGGACATTGTGCACACCATTGAGTGGGAGAAGGCGGCCAAGCAGGCCTACAACACCATGCGCAAGGAGATGGTGGTGGAGGTCGACGAGGAAACCCTGACCGCGGCGTCGGCAGGGGTGCTCACGGGCAAGCTGTTGCAAATGACCGCGGGGGCAATCTACTCAGAGACCAAAGAGGTGGTGCACATCCACGACACCAAACTGGAATACCTGACCGACATGTTGGACGACACCCCCACAATTGTGTTCTACAACTTCAAACACAGCCTAAAACGGCTTCAGGGCGTTTTTCCTGACGCGGTGCTACTCAGCCCTGACGACGAGAAAACAATCGCCCTGTGGCGCTCTGGTAAGGTCCCAGTGCTACTTTGCCACCCTAAAAGCGTGGGCATCGGCCTGAACCTGCAGTGCAACGTGGGTGACACGGCACAGATCGTTTGGTTTGACCTGCCATGGTCCAGTGAAGACTACCTACAAGCCAACGCGCGCCTGTTCCGGCAGGGGCAAGAAAAGCCTGTAATTATTCATCACCTGACCATGCAAAAAAGTATTGACAGTCAGGTCATGGACGTGCTAGAAGGGAAGATCGATATGCAAAACGCGTTAATGAACGCGCTCAAACTTCAATGATCAAAGTAAACGCCACCATCCGCAGACTTTCAGACGAGGAGCCGGACCCTATTGAGCACGAGGATTCGTCCTCCGAACCTACCACTGGCGGCGCAGGGTGGGCGCCGTGGGGGCCAGACACCATCCAAGACGTGTATAACGTCGTGGCCGAGAAGCTGACCCCACAGCAGAGGGAAATCATTGAGGCGCATTTGTCAGGGTACAACTACCACGACTTAGCGGTTACCCAGAAGTATTGGAGATACCACTACAGCGCGGCAATCAATAAGATACGAAAGGAGTTAAAATTGTGACGGGATACATAATAGAGTACGTCAAGCAAGGATGGCCGACCATAGACATCCAGATTGACACCAAACAACCCATGTTCGAGAAAGATCAAGACGTGCTGTCAATCTGGCACTTTGAGAGCGAAGACGAACGGGATTTCATACTGCGGGACTTACGTAAGTTCCGTGAACAACAAAAGAAGGGGTTAGCATAATGGCAAACGAAGCAACAAATTTATTGGCGTCTTTGGGCGTAAAAGGCAAAGAGCAACGCATTCAGGAAATGGCCGGAGCGGTGACGCGACTGGTTGTCAACGAGGCTTTACGCGAGGCCAAGGCCCGTGCGCAGGTGCGAGACTCAAATACTCAGGTTCAGAAGGTCGAAAAACCGAGCCAAAATGGGTAATTCTATATAGGAAAGGCCTTTTTAGGCCTTGAATATAAGGTAACCACCATGGCAACGAAATCCAAATACGAATTTAAACCTGAGATGTGCGACCAACTGATAGAGTTGGGCAAGGTAGGCGCGTCCCAAAAAATGATGTTTGCAAGCGTCGGAATCAGTTCCGCGGCCGCGCAGACGTTTAAGAAAAACCACCCAGAGTTTGCGGAAGCACTGGACATGGCCATTACCCACTCACAGGCGTACTGGGAAACCCAGTTGCTTGCCAACATGGAGAACAAGGCCTTTAACA